AGTTGTCCAAGTTTCAGCTCTGCCATCTGGGGTCGAAGGATCTGGATCAACAGGAACTGAAGTTGTCCAAATTTTAGCCCTGCAGTCTGGCTCCGCAGGATCTGGAGCTGTTGGATCTGAAGTCCCCGAATCTCATGCTGCTGTTTCTGGGTTGGCTGGCAATGATGGAATTGGATCCTCTGGCTTTGAATTGGCCAAGCCTCAATCTGGGGTTGGTGGAAGCGGTGATGTTGGGGTCGAAATCCCATCTGCACACCCAACTGGGGTTGGTGGAGGAGGGGCAACTGGGTCTGTTGGCATTGAATCTGTAGAAATTTCCATTCCAGAGTCAGGTGTAAGCGGCGATGGGGAGGTTGGAACCGGAGTTGTGGTTGCTGATTTGCAGGCTGGTGTTGCTGGTCAAAGAGGAACAGCAGCAACTGGCTCTGTTTCTCTGGAAACCAATGAAACTGGCACAGGCGTTTCTGGCACAGGCGGCGTTGGCAACGAGGTTGTTGAGCTTGTCCAAAATCAAATTGGCTCTTCCGCATCTGGCTCTGTTGGATCAGAGCAACTAGAGATTCAAGCAACACCCTCCGGCGCAAGTGGTTCGGGGGAAGTTGGCAACGAGGTTGTTAACCACGACACAACTATAACAGAAACTGGGGTCAGTGGAACAGGAGCAGTTGGATCAGAAACACCAGAGATATCACCCGTTGAAACTGGGGTCAGTGGAACAGGCGGTGTTGGAAGTGCTGTGCCAGAAGAGCAGTTTGGCTGGGGAATTGAAGCTTGGGGTGATGGGACTTGGGGTGACATTGCTGGCAGACCACATCCATCCGGTGTAAACGGCACAGGTGGTGTTGGGACAGCCACTGTCTTGCTGATAACAACTTGGGGTCAAGGCGGCTATGGCGAAGGAACGTGGAATTGAGGATGAATAAATGAATTATACAGAGCTAAAAGCCAACATCCAAAATTTTCTAGAAGACGATTCAACTGAGTTCGTCGCCTCAATCGACACAATAATATCGCAAGCTGAAGAGATGGTATTTCAGCGACTGCCAAATATGCCTTGTTTCCGACAGACATCGTCTGCTGCAAATTTGGTTATTGGCCAGAGCCAATACACAATTCCCACAGCAAGAATGATCCGGCAGGTGTCCATAACAGACACTAATGTCTTGACGTATCTCGACCACAGAGTTGATTCTTACATCAGAGACTATTGGCCCAATGCCACGACGCAAGGCACCCCACGAATGTACAGCACAAATAGCGCAGGAACAGCTGGAACGATCATTACATTGGCACCAACCCCATCAACAGCGTTGGCCTATAGCGTAGATTTTATTGCCCCTGAGACGGGGTTAAGCAATGCGAATCCAAATACTTGGATTGCAACAAATGCATCAACAGTTCTACTTTCTGCGGCTCTGTTTGAGGCATCGGCGTTTTTGAAAGCGCCAGAGACTCTTTCTCTCTATAAAAGTCAACTTGACGAAGCAGTCCAGTTCACAGTACAAGAGATGCAAAGGAACTATACAGCAGAATATAATGGAGGCATATAATGGCTATCACACAAGCAATGAGTACACTCTTTAAAAAAGACGTCATGTTGGGCGACCACCATCTAGACAGCGACAATGTTTATATTGCGCTGTATACGAGCAGCGCGACATTGAGTGCGGCGACAGATGGTTACATAACCAGCAATGAAGTTGCCAACGGCAATGGTTACACCACTGGCGGTGTTGCATTGGCAAGCAAGGCAGTAACAGAAAACAGCACCAGTGGTGTTTTTGATGCGGCTGATCCAGAATGGACAAGCGCAACATTCACTGCTCGTGGTGCTTTGATCTACAACAAAACACTGGGCGATGCATCTTCAAACTCAAGAGGTGCGATTGCCATCCTTGATTTTGGCGGTGACTTCTCTGTTTCTGGTGGTACGTTTAAAATTGTATTCCCAGCAGCGACTGCAAACAATGCAATTGTAAGGATCGACTAAAATGGCTTCAACCTATGTAAACGACTTACGCCTCAATGAAATGGCGACTGGCGACCAGTCGGGATCATGGGGAACAGTCACAAACCTAAACTTGGAAATGATTGCAGAGGCATTTGCTTACGGCACTGAAGCTATTGCGAATGCCTCTACACATACGGTCACTGTCCCAGATGGTGCCAAGGGTGATGAACGAAGGTTCTATCTAAAATGCACAGGCGGTGGTCAGGCTTGCACAGTCACACTTGCACCAAACACCGTTTCAAAAGTTTGGATGATTGAGAATGCAACTAGCTATACTCTGACATTCACTCAAGGCTCTGGAGCCAATGTTGCAGTGCTTGCTGGTCAGGTCAAAATGATTGCCACAGATGGCGCAGGATCAGGTGCAGTAATTTATGATCTTTTGACAGATGTAAATCTGGCTGGGACAACTGTAACTGATAATTTGACAGTTAGTGGAAACATTGATGTAGATGGCACAACCAATCTTGATGCTGTTGATATTGATGGCGCAGTTCAGCTAGACGCCACTTTTACTGTAGGTGCTAACGACCAAGGCTATGACGTTACCTTGCACGGCGATACGGCTGCTAGGAATGTTGTTTGGGATAGTAGTGCTAATGCACTTATATTTTCTGATTCAACTTCTGCAAAGTTCGGAAATAACGAAGATTTGCAGATTTATCACGATGGGTCAAATTCCTATGTAGATGATGCTGGAACAGGTGGGCTAATCCTACGCGGAAATAGCAATGTTACTATAGGCAAATACACTGGCGAAACTATGGGCTTTTTTGAAGTTGATGGTGCGGTTAGCCTTTATCACGACAATGCAGTCAAAATCGCCACAACAGCCACTGGCGTAGAAGTCACTGGCGCAGCAACAGTAGGCGGTGCAGCGGTCAAAGTTGCTGGCAAAGAGACGATCTTCGTGCCAGCGATTGCTATGTACCCAAGCACAACCAATCCATGTGGTGGGCCAGAGCAAGTTGAAACAACAGCTTTGCGACCTGATTTAAAAGTTTTGGACTTTGCGGCTGATGCGGATGACTTTGCTCAATTTGCTGTAGCCATGCCTAAGTCTTGGAACGAAGGCACGATCACCTTTCAGCCTTTTTGGACAGTAACAGGCACAAACACTGGCACGGTTGCTTGGCAACTTGCTGGGGTGGCAATTACAAACGACGAAAGCATAGACACAGCTTTTGGCACTCAGGTAGCGACAACAGCACTTGCATTCTCTGGCACGTCAAATGACTTGATGGTTAGCGCAGAAAGTGGCGCAGTGACAATCGCAGGAAGCCCAGCCGCAAATGATATGTGCTTTTTCCAAATCAATCGTGACACGAGCGCAGATGATCAAACAGGTGCAGCAAGATTGTTGGGTGTAAAAATATTATTTACAACTGATGCAGCTAACGATGCATAGGAGGAAAAATGACTGGCTTTGGATTTAATGTTTTAGGATTTGGGTCAGGCGGTGGTGGGCCTGTTACGCTTGAGACAGAAGCATTGATAAACTCCCAGCAAAACAGGCAAAATGTTCTTACCTCTGATTTTATCAGCACTGGTGGCACACTAATCATCCCCACTGACTTTTGGGTTTGGGGCACCTCCACAGGCACTGCTGGATTGCGGATAGACACTCCCGACTGCACAATTGAAAATTACGGGAAAATTGTCGGAAGAGGTGGTGGTGGCAATGGCGGCAATGCAATAGAAATAATGTCTAGCACCACTGGTGTAACTATAATAAATGCTTCTGGAAGTTACATTGCTGGCGGTGGCGGCAGTGGCGGTGGCGGCAACTGCGGTGGTCAAGGTGGCGGTGCTGGCGGTGGCAATGGCAATGGCCAAGCGCAACTTAATTCGACAGGTCGAGCTGGCAACGCAGGATATGGTGGCGGTGGCGGTGGCGGCGGCGCAGGAGGTGGTGGCTCTGCTTATGTCATTAACTGGGCTGCTGGTGGATATTGCGGGACTAGCACTGCTGGTGGGGGATACATTCTTCCTGGCTCTGGTGGCGGTGGTGGATCGTACTCTGGCTCTGGTGGCAGTGGCGGTGGTGGCGGTGGTGGTGCAAGCAATTATACTTACGGTGCTGGCGGTGGCGGTGGCTGGGGTGCATCTGGAGGTGTTTCTCAAACAGGCAATGGTTCTGGCGGCAAAGCCATACAACCTAATGGTCAAAGCTACACACTCAGCAATAGTGGAACGACTTACGGAGCGACATCATGACTGAATACACCACTAGGTATCTTTGGAACATGACAATGTACACAAGTGAACAAGATGCTCAGACAGCAGCAGCAAAATTTGTTTCTGAGTTTAACACAAACTTTTTGTCTTATTGTGAGATACACATTGTCGAGCCTGATGTTAAAAAATACAATGCATTAATCATCAATCCAGCAAACAAATTAACAACTCACCCTAAAGACCTTGCTGATGATGATCCAAGATATTTCAACCTTTCTTCTGTTGAAGATGGAGATACTTATACGGGGATAAGAGCAGTCGCAGTAAAAAGAATACATAAAGAGCAATATGAAAGGTATGTGAGTTTGAGAAATTTAAAACAAATAGTTAAAACGACTTTCCCTGCGAGGCTGGTTGACAACGACAATCAAGCGTTAAGAGATGGGGAGCATTCAAACCAAGAAATGATTGGCGTAACAGCTCAATTCAACTATGGCTGATATGGAGGAGCGCGTATCTGCGCTGGAAAAAGAAATGGCATCTCTTCAAACCGAAGTGAGAATACAATTTAAAGAGTTGTTCACCAGAGTAAAGAGAGTCGAGGCTATCATGATTGGTGCTAGTGCTGCGATAATCATGATGTTGATAACTGTGCTAACAAAGATGGGGTGAGAGCATGACTATGGAAAAGTTTTTGGCATGGAAAATTATGCCTCGATTCATGATGTTGGTGATGACGGTTATGTACATTCGTGTGATTGAGTGGTTCATGTCTCTCCCACAGGATGTTGTTAGCACTCAGGCCACTGCATTGACTGCCACCGTGACAGGTGCTATGACAGGTGCATTCGCTGTGTGGTTAGGATCAGAGAAATGATGGCTCTTCTGGGAAGTCTGCTTGGCTTCGGATCATCGTTTCTCCCGTCTGTTCTTGATTACTTCAAGGCAAACCAGCAACAAAAACACCGCATTGAAATGATGCAAATAGAAACAGATCTTGCTCAAAGACGCAGCGAAATGAAATTGGTTGAGCTAGATAAAAAGGCAGACATCGAAGAAACAAAAGGTTTGTATGCACATGACCGATCTATTGACGCTGGAGGCTTTGTCAACGCTCTCAGGGGCAGCGTTCGCCCTATCATTACTTATGCCTTTTTCGGATTGTTCGTAGCCACGAAAGTTGTAATTATGGTCAAAGTCACGCAAGCTGGTGGTGATTGGATGCAAGCAGTTGACTTGATGTGGGATGGAGAAACGTCTGGACTGTTCAGTGCGGTCTTGGCGTTTTGGTTTGGGAATCGTGCGATCACGAAGTATGCGGGGAAGTAGCCATGGGATACAAGTTAGGAAAACGAAGCCTATCAAGGCTAGAAGGTGTCAACGAAAATCTGGTAACTGTCGTGAAGTACGCCATCGGCGTTACGAAACAAGACTTTTCAGTGATTTGCGGATTGAGGACGATAGAAGAGCAAAAAGCTCTTGTCGCAAAAGGTGCCAGCCAAACAATGAAAAGCAAGCACATTCACGGCAATGCTGTCGACTTGATGGCTTACGTTGATGGTGGTCGTTGGGAGCTTAACCTTTACGACGAGATTGCTGATGCGATGAAAGAAGCTGCTGCAGCCTCTGGAGTTAAGATCAAGTGGGGTGCAGCTTGGACAGTCGACTCTCTCGGGGATTGGGAGGGAACTGCGGAGAATGCGATGAACAGCTACATTGACATTCGCAGGTCACAAGGTCGTAGGCCATTCATAGATGCACCTCATTTTGAGCTAGCTTTTTAATATGACTTTTTCTCTGATAAAATATAACTCAGGGATTGTTAAAGACACCACAGAATATTCTGCTGGTAAGAATGGGCCATTTTACGTTGACAGTGATCTTGTCCGCTTTGTCAATGGTTACCCAGAGAAAATTGGTGGCTGGCAAAAAGATGCGTTTTATGCATTAGATCCTGCTGGAGAAGCAACGTCTACTGAAGCTACATTGACTGGTGTTGGTCGGAAGATGGTTTTCTGGAGAGCAGTCGATGGTGTTGACAGGATAGCCGTCGGGACGCACAACCATCTTTATATAATTCAAAACAATGCAATCTATGACATAACACCACTGCGGAAAACCACGAGCAACCTCTCTAATCCTTTAGTGGTGACCAATGGCAGCACGACTATCACTGTGACCGACAATGCGCATGGAGCTTCAGATGGTGATTGGGTTGTAATAAACTCTGCCACTGCTACAGGAGGGATCCCCGCAGACACGATCAACAGAATGTCTGGCTACCAAATAACTTTCATTGACACTAATTCTTATTCGATACAATCCCCATCAGCTGCAACGAGCGGAGCCACAGGTGGCGGCACGACAATAGACATAAAATACCTGATCGGATCCAATGATGGGCTGGGAACCCAGAGTGCTGCTCCAGCTTTGGGTTGGGGTGTTGGTGGATGGAATGAATCAACTTGGAACACGCCAAGATCTTTGTCTTTGTCTCAAGTCAGTCTTGAAAGTTCTGTTTGGAGCTTGAATCTTTGGGGAGAAGATCTTCTTGCAACAGTTAGAGGCCATGATGTTTATTATTGGGACACATCTTCTAATGTTACGAGCAGAGCAGTTTTGGTGTCATCAATAGCCGAGGCAGCTTCTGTCCCAGTTCAAATAAGAACCTCTGTCGTTAGTTTCCCAGACAGACACTTTATAGCTGGTGGGGCCAGCGTTTACGTCGCAGCTGATGGAAGCTCTGGTGACTTGGATCCGATGTTGGTCCGATGGTCAACTCAAGAAGACTTTACGAAGTTTGCACCAACAGCAACCAACACAGCTGGCGATCAACGGTTGGAAGTTGGCACAAAAATAATCACAATGGTCAATACCCGAGAAGAAACTATAATAAGCACCGACGAGGCTATTTATGGCATGACGTTCGTTGGTGCACCATTTATATTCTCTTTCCGATTGCTGGCCACTGGAGTTGGTGCCAATGGCATAAACTCGATGATCGCTATTGATGGCAATGTATATTGGATGAGCAACAGATCTTTTTACGTTTATGATGGTGTTGTCAAAGAGATTCCTTGTTCCGTAAAACATTTTGTTTTCGACAGAATGCAAGGCCGTTATTTCGACAAGACTGCAGTCGGTCATAATGTTGAATTCAACGAGGTCACTTGGTTCTATGTTTCTGACCAGAACACAGCTGCTGATAATCCTGAGCCAGACAGCTATGTTTCTTACAACTATGCTGAAAATGCTTGGTCTATTGGAGCTATGGACAGGACGGTCTGGAATGATGCGTTTGGCTCTCGAGAAAAACCATTCGCATTTGATGCAGGTGGTCATTTGTATAATCAAGAGACAGGAACAAGCGCAGATGGCGCAGCTATGAATTGCTTTATTGAAGGTGCGCCAAGAGAAATGACGACAGAAGGCAACGATCTTTATATGGTTGACAGGATAATCCCAGACATCACAATGGGAGCCAACAGCACAGTTTCAGTTTTCATGAATACTCGCAAGTTTCCGAATGCTTCCGAGACTTCTAAAGGTCCATTCAACATCACCTCCACAACCGAAAAGATCAGCACCAGAGTCAAAGGTCGACAAATAGCTTTAAAGTTCCAAAGCACAGGAACCCAAGACGAATGGCAGCTTGGAGACTTTAGAATTGACTTAAGACAGGATGGCCCGAGATGAACCAGCCAGCAGCCCCACTAGCAGTCTTAAGGTTGCCAACTCCTCCAGAGGAGTATCACCGGAGTTATATGGCACGCTTGACCAATACAATCGAGTTAGAAAAACAGGCAACTTATTTTGCCAACTCAGCAGGTCTTAATTCAGCCACAGAGCAAGCTGAAGCTACAGCGTGGTTCATTGGGTAATGGCTAACAACTATAAAAACGCGAAAGTTGATTTGACGGGAACAGGAGCAACTGTCCTTTATACAGCTCCCAATGCGACCACCACATTAATCAAGTCATTGCTTGTTTCTGAAGACAGCGGCAATGCTGACACAATCACCGTCACAATCACAGATGCAGCCTCATCTCCTGCGACTTTCTCTTTATTTAAAGTCAAGGCTGTGGGTGCGAATGCGACTGTTGAGCTTTTGACGCAGCCTTTGGTCGTTCAAGAAGATGAGATAATAAAAGTCACCGCAGCCACAGGAAACAGGTTGCACGTTGTGGCATCATTGCTGGAGATAAGTTAATGATTTACTACTCACGCAATATAAACTAAAATTAGTCAAAGGAATCTTTCATGGCTACAGCAGGTGCATTGACAGGACTGACAGGCGAGACAACTGAAGAGGAGTCTGTGCCTGTTGAATATGGCGTTTTCCAAAACACTGCAGTCACTCAAGATCCCAACATTGACCTCCAAACAATGTATGGAACTGCGGCTGTCCCAACTCTGACTTGGGTGACCCAGATCCAAACAGGTGAGCGGAGCTTTGATCCTAGTAGCCAGTTCGACAACTCGATGCTTGAGGATTATCAAAAGCTAGTCGACTCTCAAGGCCAACCAACAGGCATGATGGGTCCAGGACAGATCAGCAAGCAAGTCACCGGAGACACTTTGAGCCAGCTGGGGCAGACAGTTGGAGCTTCCGCAGGAGCAGCTTTGGTTGATCCATATATGTCTGGGGATTCTGGGGCCAAGCTGTTAGCAGGAGCCAAAGGTGCATTCAAAGATCTTCCCTCCGAGTTAGTTGCGGACAGCACCAAGGCAGGTTACAAAATTTTAGAGACTGGATTGTCTGACAATGCAGTTTATTACCCAGAGCTTTCGAACAAAGCAACAGCCGCAGCAACTGGCAATGAGGCTGCTTATAATGCACTCAAAGACAGCTCAGAAGTTGTCAATGGCAGGAGAGTTTATGAGGCTGGTGCGCTTGACAAATTGCCGGAAGGTGTTGAAAGCAACATAGCCGCAGAAGCAATAACATCATCTTCAACAGCCCCAACATTCTTCGAAGGTGTGGGCAACAGGCTTTGGGGCGAAGGTGCCAAGGCCAACTGGAGTGCGGCTGGTGGGGCTGGTTTGGCAGCTTTCGGAGTCAACCTGCTCATGGGCAAGAAGCCCAAAGAGGCAGCTAAGTCTGCAGGAGCTTCTGCTATCGGGATGGCTCTCGGAAATGCTATACTTCCAGGACTCGGTGGAGTTGTTGGCAGCATGCTGGGTGGTGCTTTGGGTGGCAGGGTAATATGCAATGAGCTGATGCGCCAAGGCTTGATGGACAGGCAGAGTGTGATCCTTGACTATCGATTCACGAGAGACTATCTTTCCCCGCAGCACGTCAATGGATATCACGTTTGGGCAGTGTGGATGGTCAAGCAGATGCGCAAAGGTCGCTTTGTCGGTTTGTGGAAACACCTAGCCCAACACAGGTCGAATGAGATTGCTTACATATATGGCCAGAGAACCAAGCCAGACTATCTAGGCAAGATTTACCGGAAGATATTAGAACCAACATGCTGGGTTGTTGGCGCGTTCACAAAAAAGACAGACTGGTCTGTTCTTTACAAAACCAAGGAGGCTTAGATGGCCGAACAAATGCCTGATATGCGTGGAGCGAATATGGATGCTGGAATGGATCCGAGAGCACGCGAAGCGATGATGCAGCCGGACGAAGAGATCGCAGCAGTTCTTTTGGCTCGATTGTCGAACATGTCTCCTGAGGAGCTTGGTCGTCTGGACGAAGCGATCACCCCTGAAGTTGCTCGGATCCTAATAAAGTTGATCCCAGAGCTGGCGCAGCTTATAGAAGCGGTTGAAGGGCAACAAGCAGCTCCGCAACAAGCAGCTCCGCAGATGGGTGCTTTGGGCGGTATGTGATGGATGTTCGGAGAGCTGGGCCACTCGATATTTCGGCGATTATTGCGCTTCTTATGGAGATGCATAAAAACACCGAGATTCCCGTCTCACCGATAAGCAGTGAAAAGCTGGTCGCCAAGATCAGCGAAGCAATACACAGAGGCATAGTGTTCGTGGCGATCGACGAAAAGAACAAAATATCAGGATCAATCGGAGGAACAATCAGCACTGACTGGTGGTCTGATGAAAGGCATCTTTCTGATATGTGGTTTTATGTTTCTGAGGCCAGCCGAAAAACCAGAGTCGCTTATGAGTTAGTCAAAAATTTTATTGGTATGGCAAAAGAAGCAAAAGTTCCTGTCCGGCTGGGGCATGTTTATTCCGGCGATATGGATCGCAAAGACAACTTTTTTGAAAGACTTGGCCTAGTAAAAGCTGGGTCTTTATTCGTGGGGACGTAAAATGGGCGGCGCATGTCAAAGCACAACAACAACACTTCCTTCTTCTAGCTCAACTCTTTCGGGCACAGAGATCCCAGAGTGGGTATCAGCTGGTGGCCGCATACTTTTCGACCAAGCGATGGAGTTGGCCAAGAGCGAATATCCAGAATACACTGGAGCAAGGATAGCGTCTTACACTGATCCGGAAACTGGCGCAGTTAGCAAGCTCACCCCAGAAGAGCAACAAGCGATGGGCATGCTTTCCGGAGACAATGCCACGAAATACCAAACTTATTTGGACACTGCTTATGATGCTGCGAAAGGTCTTGGCCAAGGTTACACCAAACAAGACTACGACACTCTCATGGGCTCTGACTTCAGCTTAGAATCAGCTCAACCTTTCTTAGACATATATCAAGGCGCAGCAGACGCAGGAGTCCGAGAGGCAGAACGGCAAACAAGACTCGGACAGAATGATGCCAGAGCTGCAGCTGCCAGAGCAGGAGCATTCGGTGGCTCAAGGCTCGGCATACAAGAAGCTCTTTTAGGCTCAGAAGGTGCTATGGTGGCGGGTGACTTGCGAGCCAAGGCTGCAGCCGAAGGATTAGGATTCGCAGCCAGCAGGTTTGACGCTGATAGAGCTGGCAGGATGGCCGCAGAAGACAGGCAACGTCAGGCTTTCGAGACTGAAGAGGCTTCAAGAGTTCGGGAGGCAGAGGCTTTGCAGTCTTATGCTCCGATGGTACAAGGATTACAAGAACAAGCTGCAGCTGGCCTCTTAGGGGCTGGCGAGGCTCGTCGGAGGCTAGACCAGACAGCTCTTGACTTGGCATTCGCAGACTACACAGAACAAGCTCAATATCCCTACCAGCAACTCAACTTTGCTCTCGGTGCACTCAAAGGCGTTCCGTATGAGCAGAGACAATTCTCTTTGCAGCAAGGTGAACAGACAGCTCAAGCACCATCAATATATGGCCAAACAATCGGTGGACTAGGTTCTCTGGCCAGTGCTTATTACATGGGCAACAGATAAGGAGCCGACATGGAAGACGACACAATCGGAGCAGCTGGAACCAGCTACGGTGACCTTCTCGGAATGTCGCAGGGTGCTTTGGGTCGTTTGGGTGGAAAAGATTTGATGGAAGATGCCATTGAAATTGCTCGGGAGATATCTCCTGAATACAAACCTATTGATCCTGCTCTTTTGGCTTTTCAATTCTTCACGAACATGGCAGCTGAAGCCTCCAAGCCAGGACAAACAGCTCTGGGTGCAGCTTCAACAGCCTCATTAGTCCCAGCACAATACCTGATGAAAGATGCAATGGCCAAGCGCGAAGCTGAAGCCAAGCTCCCTGCAACTGCCATCAACATAGCCAAAGCGATCAAACCACCCAAGGCTACAGGAACAGGAACAGTCAGCACATGGACTCTTAACAAAAACATTCCTGGAATTGGTAACATAGGGGACAGAGTAACTCTTACGAATGCAGCAGCAGCTCAAATTGCTAGCCAAGATCCAGCTGCAATTGTTAAGGCATCAACAAAACCTTTGGCTGAAAAATATCTTCAGCAGGATCGTGTCCTTTACATGAACGAAGATGATGCAAGGGCGAAGCTGGAGACATTCGGTGTTACAGAGGATGATCCTGAATTCACCACAATATTTAAATTGATGACCACTGATGATGAAGAGCTTCTTGGCAGACCAGTAATTCAAGCAGACCAGTATGTAAGTTTTTACATCCCTAGAGCTGGGGAAGATTCTGAATTCTCTGTTATAACAAGAGCACCAACTGGGTCAGCAGTTCCCCCAGAGGTTACTTCTCGAAACGAAGAAATTAAAAAGCTCGGAAAATTGGAGATTGACTACATAGACAAAACCAACAGCTTGCTACCGACAATTCAAGTTGCGCTTGATACAATATATCAAAATCCAGGATTAACAGGAGTTGTTCAAAGTGCAACTCTGGATATTCGCGCAGCATTGCAGGGTGCTTTCGGCTGGTCAGATCCTGAAATTTCAGACCAACAACTTCTGAAAGCGATATCAAACAAACTCGCACCTTTGATGCGACCTCCAGGATCTGGTTCTACCTCAGACATGGAATTCAAGGCATACAAAGAGGCTGTTCTTTCTCTTGGCAACAATGCAAAAGCTAATTACCTCACACTGCACATGTTGAAGAAAACAACTGAAAATTCTGAAGCTGACATCAGATTAAGAAAAGAGCTTTTAATTCAAGGAAAAAGCAACAAATACATAAATGAGAGAATCAGAGAGCTTGATAAAGGCATATACAAGAAAATGCCACCACTTCAGACAACCAATGTTGCGGAGTTCCGACAGGCAAGAGATACTTTTTACAACTCTTTGGAGAACGGTGAAGTGTTCATAAATAAAAACCCAGCCACTGGTCAGAAATTATATCCACAACAACCTACTATTATGATCAAAGGCTGGAATGGTGGAAGTTAGGGGCTAACATGGATGAAGAATTGACCTTTGAAGAGCAGGTAGCAGCAGCTGATGCAGCTGAAGGAGTGTTGCCCGATGGTGCTCCATCCCAAGGGAATGATGTTGACCCAGAGACTATTGATGTAGAGGCTGAAAGGTCTTTGTTCGAGTCCATAAAAGCAATCCCATCTGCTCTGGTGGATGCCGCAACTGGTGAAGGCCAAGAGGTTGAATTCCCAGACATCCCAGAAGCCTCGGACATGGGTGGTGATGCTCCTGGATTGATTGAAGGATTGATCCCCAACATCAAAGTATTCCTTGCCAGAGACGATGTCGGCAAGAGCGAAATAATGGAAAAGTCTTTTCAAGGTGACGAGCGTTGGGGTGGCAGATTCCAAGACAAGTTCGGCAACCCTATGATTGTCTGGAACAAGAAGCCTTACTATGTCAACAAGCCAGGATTTTCTTCGCAAGACTTCGGAACATTCGTTGGTGAAACAATCAAGATGCTCCCAGCAGCTCTCACATCAGGGGGAGCAAATGTCCTCCAGACTATAGCCAGAGGCATTCCAATATATTCATCCACTGAAGTTGGTTCCCAGCTTTTAGAGGCTCAGATGACTCCGGAGACAACCAAGGCTAAGAAGCAGACAGCAGGTGACCTAGCCACAGACGTGGCCACTGCGACAGGTGTTGGGGTTGCCGCAGACGTTGTGTTGCCACCAGCACTCAAGCTCGCAGGCAGGGCAGCTATGGCTCCTGTCAGGGGAGCAGCTAACGTCGCTGGAGTTCAACTCCCCCGATTCATGCGTCCAACGCCGAATCAAAGCTCCCCCTACATAATGACTCAGGGCCAAAGGTCTGGTGAGTTGCCTGATACGGAAGTTGGTCAGCTGGATACTTTGGCTTCTTCGGATCTTGCACGTGAAGACATTTTGCGCAGATCAGCGGGAGTAGATGCTGGAGCCAGCGACCAACTCAGAGGATTCGACAGGCGTCAGTTGGATCAGATCCGAGGAGATGCTGAAGATCTTCGGTCTAGGATGGGCTCAGGTGATCCAATGGTCACTGGTGCGCTTGAAACTCCCACAGCAGCAGCTGAAGGCATTCAATCAACAGCTCGAGAAACAGCTGAACGTCTCAAAGCAGAGGCTGATGCATCTTATAAAATTGTTGAAAATGCTGCTAACCAACCAGTTCTTTCTCAGCGTGGGTTGATGGAAACTGCCAGCGATGCGGTGGCGATGTTGCGCAAAGAGGTCGGCCCAGCGATGCGTGCTGAAATGCCTAATCTTTCCAAGCAGCTGAAAAAGCTAGAAAAGTTAGTCAAAATAGCTAAAAATCCAAACTTCAAAGGTGCACCGCTTAGGGCCATTGATGACTACCAAAGAGCTTTGAACCTCCAAATAGAACAGGCTATGGCAGTTGGCGGCAATGCTTCGGAAGGTCGTGCGCTGACAATGCTCAAGAATCAGCTTAACGAAGCCTACAACACCGCAATAGAGCGCGGATTGATGTTTGGGGATCAAAGCGTAATAGATCAGCTGCAGCAATCTAGGCAGATTTACACGAAGTATATGGGCCTGACGGGGCAGCAAAGCAGCAAAAATGCATCAGTCCGAGCAGCCAACAAGATCTTGGAAATGATTACGAACACAGAAGCCAACCCCAAGCAGGTGGTCGGGGCATTGTTCGGTCACAACAAGTTCGCTCCAGCCAATGCGGTTCCAACTGTCATCCGCAAGCTCAAGTCAATTCTCGGGGAAGGCTCCGCAGAATACCAAGAGATCATTGGGCTGATGAAAGATGCAACTCTGGAAAGAGCTTTTGCTGGCACTGGCAGGTCTGGCGTAACAAGAACGAACATCGTGAACAATTACAAAGATGTTTTCGGCAAGAACAAAGCTGTCGTCAATGAGCTTTTCTCGAAAGAAGAGCTCGCACAGATAGCTAAGTTCCGTAATGACGTAATGCCAACTCTCTGGGCAGAGATAAAACTTAATCCTTCAGGAACTACTCCAGCAATTTTAGGGGAGATGGGAAGACAGGGCCTTCTTAACTTTTTGTCTGGGATTCCTGGAGGTGGTGGTGCAGTCAGAGCAATCGAAGGTGGTTTCGAGGCCAGAGAAGTTCAAGCAATTGTCCGACAATACCTCGACAGAGCCAAAGCACCTCTCTTCAGCACAGCAATCCAAGCTGAAACTAAGCCAGAAGCTATCGAGACAATCAATCCTCAAAGCTCCCCAGCTTTGCAGAGCATAATTGAAGGGTTGTCCGCAGAGGATAGGGCAGCTCTGCTGTCAGAATAGATGATTGATCCTGTCACAGCCTTCGCTGCTGCCAATGCCGCTTTCAAAGGCGTCAAAATGCTTGTCGGTGCTGGCAGGGAAATACACGATGTTTCTCAGCAGCTTGGTGCATGGTATGGCGCAGTCGCAGACATCACTCGTGCGGAGTCCCAACGCAAAAATCCAACTTGGCTAGACAAAAAGACTCATGGCTCCGAAAACATCGAGCAAGAAGCCATGGACATCATCGTTCGAAAAAAGACTTTGCTTGAGAAAGAAAAAGAGATAAAATTTATGTTAGATTACAGGTTCGGATTGGGAACCTATGACGAGATGCTTGGAATGCGTCGGAAGATACGCGCTGATCGGGAAGAGACAGTTTACAGAGCCATGGAGGCAAAACGTCAGATTCAGAACAATATGGCCATAGCTGCACTTTCGCTAGGGATCATATCGGTGTTAGGGGGAGGGATTTATCTTATTTACTTGGGGATCAGCTGATGTTAGCGAGTTTGATTGTTTCTGTGGCGTTGGCAGGAGTCGCCAACCCGACACACGTTCAATGTCACCTTTGGAAAAGAATAACAGATCCAAATACAGACCAGAAAATCTGTGTATACCGATTCACCGCAGGTTTCGGTGGGCTGGGGTATCATTACCCAACCCAAAGTTTCTCTGAGTGTCCTAAAGTTTTCAGTTGCGTTTATGAAAAGAAAGACAAACGCCCAACCCTAAATGAGATTCTTGATGGGCTGAAAGGTGGATTCTAACAAGCTATCACATTGGCCAATTCAATCCAATCTTCAGACGACATGTTGCCTTGCTTGTGCCATGTTGCCATTTCAACAACATCTTTCTTGGCGGGTCTTTCTAGCAGCCTTTTGCCTTTCTGGCCATCAATCAATATCATGAAGTCTCTGCCAATGCGGAACAAGAACCAACTCTTGCCACCTTCAATGATGTGTTGTTCTGCCCAGAATGTTTGACTTGATCTCAGGCCGCTGGTGAACCTGCCTCTTTTGGCCCAGTCTTCGATATATTTCAGCTCTATCCACCCAGACTTGCCGTCCAAAATATAATGAACATCTGGCATGCCACGCATGACTCTGTTCTCAACACGGTACATCTTCAATGGAAGGTTGTTCCGCAACAATGCCCAGAAACTGCTCTCACTCATCATTATTCTCCTTGATCCATTTTTCCAGCTTAATCCTCCCGCCTGTCAAATTCTTAAAGGCTTCGTCAAGAGTTTTATTAGTAAATTCTCCTGTATCAAGCAATTCTAGCTGCGCCCTGTAGATTGCATTTAAGGCTTCTTTGACGTTCGCCGTTGTTTTATCTACAGTCATAATTTCATGATGCATCACTCCTCCGACAAGAAAAAAGACATCGGATCTTTGGTCACAACATCTGCTAGGTTCTTTTTGTCCCGCAGAGCTTTGATGATCTTTGAGTCAATGGTCTTGGGACTCTCGATGTCGATGTATGTTACGTTTTGGGTTGTGCCTATGCGGTGGCACCTGTCTTCCGACTGAAGCCTTGTTTCCAAGTCGAAGCTGTTGGAATAATATATCGCATAAGACGCAGCTGTCAGCGTCAAGCCAATCCCCCCCGATTGAGGTTGGCCGATGAAGTAACGCACACTAGGATCATTCTGAAAGCTGTCAACAGCTTTGGCTCTCATGTCATTCGACACGCCACCATGGTAGCTCACAGCCTTATGGCCCAACATCCGTTCGATCTGCGCTATGTCGGCTCGGAAGCGTGCCCAGATTATCACCTTGGCATCGATGTTGCCCAGCAAATCCTTCAGAGCCTCAAGCCTAGGATTCTTGTCGTCTATGGGTCTTGCTTTCTCTTCGGCAGGAAACCACCCACAAACTATCTGTTGCAGTCGTAGCAGCCTTGTTATGGCCTCCTGTGCGTCTATTACGTCACCTTCCAACTCAACCACGAAGTCTTTTTTCAGCGAATCATACAACTTGCGCTGCTTTGGCGAAAGATCAACAAAGTGACGTTGATATATTTTGTCCGGCAAGTCCAAGCAATCTTTTTTCAAAACTCGGAACGAGTGGCCTTCAATGCTTTTGGTCAGCTCGTCCATATATTGATAAGAAACGATCTGTTTGTTCTCGTAGCCTCCCATGACGCAATATCTTGCCCTGAAAGAATAAAAGCTGTCGTACCCGAGGATATAAGGATCGAGAAACCTGAATTGGCTGTACACGTCCTCTGGACCTTTGGTCACTGGTGTGCCTGTCATGATCCTGCGATACTTGGCTTGTTTGGCAAACTTGTGGATTGTTTTGGTGCGCTTGGCTCCTGGACGTTTGATCCGAGAGCTTTCGTCCACCACCAAAAGAACCTTGTTGCTCAGGAGGATCTTGTTCATCAATGCCACAGCTGTTTGGCTTACAAAAGCCTCAACATTGAATGAAAATATCTTCAGTTCATCTTGCCCAGATAATATGTCGTCAAACTTGGTTTTGTCTCTGGACTTCATCCCCGAATAATAATATGCCGACGAGTGGTTGCAC